AAAGCTAAATACGAAGAAATAAACAACAAGCTAATTGAAAAAGAAGAAAAAGAAGTACAAAAGAACTATGATGAAACACTGAATAACTTTAAATCCGAAATCAGTGAATTCGTAAACTCCAGCGAAGATTTTGACTATATACAAGCCAACGAAGCTCAAGATCTAGTTTTCGACGTTATAGACGAATACTATCAAGAAAATAACGAAATTCTTGATATAGAAACTGCAGCAATGCAAGTAGAGCAATACCTAGAAGAAGAAAGCATGAAGCTTTTTGAAAAGTCAAAGAAATTGAAGTCAAAATTTTCGAGCAATACGCAGAAGCCAGCTCCTGCAACACCAAGACAATCGCCAACATTGTCGAACTCGCACGCAGCTACGAGTAAAGCACCACAGCAGCAACGTATGTTATCACGTGATGAATCAATTGCCGAACTAGCTAAACAGCTTAAATGGGAAGATTAAGAGAAACTAGAATTAATTAAACTAACTTTAACTAAACAAACAAGGAAATTTTAAAATGGGATTAGATTTAACATCGTTTCAACCAGTATTGAAACAACATTACACAAACGACAGAGTAGAAAACATGGTTTACAGAGATAACCCTCTTCTCGCTATGCTTCCAAAGTACGAAAGCTTTGGTGGAGAAAACCTTAAGCTTCCAATCAAATTTGGTATTCCTCAAGGACGATCATCTAACTTTGCAACAGCACAAGCTAACAAAACATCAAGTCAATACCGAGCTTTCTTACTCACAAGAGCAAGAGATTATTCACTAGCTTCTATTGACAACGAAACTATCTATGCTTCTAAAGGTAACAGCAATGCATTTCTCGAAGCTGCTACAACTGAAATTGACGGAGCTATCGAATCTGCAACTCGTGCATTAGCAATCGACATGTACGGAAATGGTTCAGGTTCTCGTGGAGCTTCTTTAAACGCTGAAACTGGAACAACTATCCAATTAACATCTGTTGAAGACGTTACAAACTTTGAAGTAGGAATGTACTTAGTATTTTCTTCAACTGAAGGTTCAGGACTTGTAAAATCAGGACGTGTTTCTGTTACAGGTGTTGACCGTGACCTAGGTACTTTAACTGTTGACTCACTTACTGCTATCGACGGCGGTGCCGGTGTTGCAGCTGGAGACTTCGCTTTCCAAGAAGGTGATTACGATCAAAAAATTAAAGGTCTTAGAGCATGGCTTCCAGAAACTTCTCCAGCAGCTACAGATAACTTCTTTGGAGTTAACAGATCTGCAGACGCTACAAGACTTGCAGGAATTCGTTTCGACGGTTCAGGCGCTCCAATTGAAGAAGCATTAATCGACGCTGCAGCTCGTGTTGCACGTGAAGGTGGACGACCTGACTACTGTTTTATGAGCTACAGTTCATTCTCTGAACTAGAAAAAGCTCTTGGAGCAAAAGTTCAATACGTAGACAAGCACATCAATCCAGAAATCGGATTTAGAGGAATTAAAATTCATGGACCTCGTGGACCTATCACAGTAATTCCTGATCAAAACTGTCCAGAAAACAGAGCTTTCATGCTTTCTATGTCTTACTGGAAACTATACAGTCTTGGTAAATGTCCTAAGATTTTAGATTCTGACGGACTTCGTATGTTAAGAGAGTCTAACGCTGACGCTGTAGAAGTACGTGTTGGTTACTACGCTCAAATGGGTTGTAGAGCGCCAGGCTTTAACGCAACTATCGCATTATCTTAATATAATTAACAAGCTAGGTAGACTATCTGCCTAGCTTTACACACTCGCTCCTAAGCAGCCAGCTTACGAGACTAAAAGGAGACTATCATGGCAAACAGACGTTTTCAAAGAATGCAATCTCTCGAAAGAGAAGTAAAAAAGCTTTACGCAAGAATCACAACAGATGCAGCAGGTGACGTTGTATCAGTTAAAGGTGTAGGAATTGAAGAAGTAACTCATGCTTCAAACGTATACACAATCGTATTAGAAGACCGATACGTAGAATTCTTCGGAGCAAAACCATCTTCAGGTGTATCAGCTTCATGGCATACAGTTTCTGAATCTGTATCTACAGACAAAGAAGTAGTTATCGAAGCTTCAGCAGCTCAAGCAGATACTACAGTTCAAGTTGAAATCAACCTAAAGAACACTACAGTAGAACGATAAAGGAGGAAGCATGCCTTTTCCTTTACGAAAAAGAAGAACAGCCGCTATAACTTACGTTATGGATCGTATGAAAAAAAATAAATCTTACGACGGCATGAAAGAGGACAACGAACATTCCTCAATGTACGCTCATAAAGGTGCGCAGTCAGACTATTCAACAGGATACAAAATGGCAGCACACGAACTTATGAACTCAATTGAGACTAAAGACGTTGAATCCCTTGAAAAAGCCCTCAAAGGCTTTGTATCTATGATGGTAGACGCAGCTATGGAAGAACACAATCAAATGTATCACGAAGCTGAGTACAAAAGCATGGAAAAGAAAAAAGAAGAATAATTCTTAGCCTAGATAAGCCTAAAAAACTTATCTAGGTTTCTTAACACTAGGAATAAATTTAATGGCTAATATAACCTTATCAGAAATACGCCAGCGATGTAGAGAACGAGCAGACATGAAAGAATCCTGCTTCGTCGAAGACCAAGAACTAGACTTTTACATAAATCAATCCATAGCAGAACTACACGACATGCTAGTTCAATCCTACGGAGAAGACTACTACGTAAAAGACATTATATTCAACACATCAGCAAACGCAGAATCATATAACCTATCAACAGTAATCCCTGACGATGATTTCTACAAACTAAGAGCATTAGATGCACGTCTAAACGGAGATGATTGGTTCACATTAAGAAAATTCAACTTCAACGAAAGAAATAAATTTCAGCACGTAGGAGCAGGAGATTTTCTAGGAATAGTCAATGTTAGATACAGACTAGTAGGTGAAAACCTCAGATTCGTTCCAATCCCAGACAATTCAATAGACATACGTGTATGGTACATTCCAAGAGCAGTAAAACTAATTCAAGACACAGACGAATACTGTGACTTCAACGGATGGATAGAATACGTAATAGTAGACGCAGCAATAAAAATGCTAAACAAAGAAGAATCAGACGTAACAGTACTTCTACGAGAAAAAGATCTACTAAAAAGACGTATCGAAGAAGTAGCAAACAACCGAGACGCAGGAGAACCTGAATCAGTATCAGACATATACTCTGAAAACGACGAATTCTACTACGGCAGGACTAGCAGCTAATGACAACTAGAGCAAATTCCCTAGAAGATTTTAAAAAGCTAAACACAAAAGATTCTAATCTAGACAAAGTCCAGCAAAACGTGCAAAACGCTATACAGCCGATCATACGAAAAGAAATAGTAGACGGAATCTTAGTAAGAAATGTATGTCTAGAACCAGAAATATCTAATGAAGTACATCACACTCTCGGCAGACCTCCACTAGGATGGACAATAGTACGTAAACGAGCAGATTCACGTATATGGGATATACAAGATTTCAATCCAAACCCGTCCCGAACCCTATCACTAACATGCTCTCACCTAGTAACGGTAGACATATGGATATTTTAAAAGAATTAGAACAAAAAAGCAATGAAATAACAGTCTGCTATTCAGTAATTCGACTACAAGAACAGACAATAAGTGACTTAGCAGAAAAAATAAAGCATCTAGAGCAATTACTACTCCATCCGCCAACAATAATTAAAAAACAGGAAAAATAAATGGCTTTAACTACACAAACAACATTTCTAAACCTAACCTTACCAGTACCTACACAACAACTAGGACCTCAATGGGCAGTAGAATTAAATGCAGCGTTCGAAGTAATTGATGCCCATGATCACTCATCTGGAAAAGGTGTAAGAATACCTACAGCAGGCTTAAACATAAACGCAGATTTAAACTTTAACAATAACGCAGCATTAAACTTAAGTCTAGTAACTCTAGCACAGCAAACATCTCTTCCAGACGGATTTCCATTCAACTCATCATTGACATCATTTCAAGGAGATCTATACTACACTAACGAATCAGGAGTAGCAGTTCAATTAACAGATGGTCCTTCAGTAGTAGACGCTGAATTTAACTTAACTCAATTAACAACAACTCAATTAACAGCTAGTACAGACATTTCACCATCGGATTTAACTGTAATATTTTTAACAGACACATCTACAACACCTTTAACTATAACATTACCTAATGCAAACGAAGTACCTCCAGGACGAATTTATATAATAAAAGACTCGACAGGAAATTCAAACACTAACAATATAACGATTGTACCAGTTCTAGGTAATACTATAGACTCTTCAAGTGACAGAGTTATCAACTCAAACTTTGAATCTATAAATATAGTATCAGATGGAAATTCTAACTGGTCAATATACTAAGGAATTTAAATGCCTTTAAATAAACAAACAATTTCAGTTCCTTTTTCACAAGGACTAGAAACTAAAACTGATGATCTTCAAGAAAATCTTGACGGATTTGAAGTACTAGAAAACGTAATATTTGACACCCCTAAGCAAATAAGAAAAAGAAGAGGATACAGTCTTCTAGATTTAAGAATTCCAGACGAATCTCTAATAGAAAATCCAAGATATCTAGCTCAATATGAAGACGAACTAGGAATAATGAACAACACATGCTACTATTCCTACTCTGAATCTATAGAAAGATGGATAAATAAAGGCAGAATATTTACAGCATTTCCAACTTCTGAAAACATAATAAGAAACTTTAGAAATAAAGAAAATCTAGATATGACAGTAATAGAAAATATAGCTTTCTTCTCTTATCAAGATAATTCAGGAGTAAGACTATCAGCTAAAGATAATGACAATTGTAATTTTTTAATATCAGACGAATTAATATCAGCAGATGGAATTAACCCTAAAATAGCAAACATACAAAATTTAATAGTAGTATTTTACATAGTAGGATCAGATATAAGATACAAAACTGTAAACATAACAAATCCTCAAAATATCAGTGAAGAATTTGTATTTTCATCAGCTATAGGTGAAATTAATCAAGATATAGACGTTCAAAATGTAAATAATTCCATAGCAGTAGCTTTTAACTCAGCAGCTATAGCCAGAACTTTAAACTTACAAAGCAATCTAACTGTACAAAGTCAAGGAATAGGATCTCTAAGAGACTCAGGAACTATAACCTTTCAAACAAATGCCCCTGCTAATAACAATACAGATGAAATAATAATAGAAAGTACAGGAACTATAGACGATACAGTCATAACCATAACTCCTAATACAGGGATTAACAATCCTATAAATGGACTATCTCAAGCAACAATAAATACTGAAAACAATATAATTTTAACTAATATTCAAGACATTACTATACCAGAAACTACTCCAATACTAAGAAATGGAACTAACTTCTCAATAAATGTAAACGAGCCTGAAATTAATAATGAAGAAGAAGTCATAGTAGAATTTTCTGGAGATGTAAACAACGTACAATTAAACATTACTCCAAATCTAAGGACAAATAATAATCCTAGACCTTCTACACTTACATCTAGTTTCGTAGTATCATCCAGTTTTGCAGTCAGATTCGATAATTTTTTCGATGTGATAGATAATGTAAATCCAGAATCAAGAAACACAAGTACGTTTAGATTAATTGTAACTCACTCCAATACAGGAACTAATACAGGATCATTCACAGGACTACAAACAGGATTAGCAACTTTATCTATAGATGTAAATTCAGAAGATTTTCCAACTCTAACCGTAGGACAATTTAAAGAATTATTCAATGAAGGATTCTTAGAAGGAGAATCTTCAAATATAACAATAACGAATACGGATGATCTAATAGGAAGGCAAACAGTAGATAATTTTAGACAAAGAAGAATAGACGCTCCTAATCAAACTAGACCAAGAGTAACTATATCAAATTTAAGCGATAACTCTACGTTTATATCTAGAAATTCAGATACAGGTATTAGAAGATTTTCAGGTGGAGTAAATAACGATCTAAACATAACATCAGCAGAATTAGTAGAATTAATCGCAACAGGACAAGTTCAAAATAAACTAACAACAATAATAGATACTAATAATTTAAGACTACTACAATCTGCATCCGGAGGCGGAGATGATATATTAAAAGCAAATGAAAACGGAGATAATTTAACATCTACATTTTCAGGATCTACATTAAATCCAGTTAATATAACCTCAGAACAATTCTCCGAATTTTTAAGAACAGGATCAACATCTTTAAATATAAACTTAATAGATCCTCTAGAACTAATACAAGATTTAACAGCTTTTGGAGGAGACAACGAAATATTAGAATCAGGTCAAAACATAGACGGAGAAGTATTAACACTTAACGGAGGAGGCGCTTCACTTCAAATACTAAACGATATTGATCAATTCACGTCCTCTATAATATTCCCAACTGAAACAGCAGTATCAGGATTAAACATATCTATAGACGAAAATGAAAATATAATTACTTCATACAGCGATGGATTACAAATAAGACAGTTTATAACAGATAAAACTGGAAGATCCATTATTCAAAGACCGCAATTACTAGTAAATGCTCCAAACGCTTCTCATATTACAATAACACAAGATAATCAAGGTACTGTACTATTCTACGATACATTAGACCTTCAAAATCCTAAAAATAACTTTGTAAATATAGTTCGTTTAGACTCTTCAGGACAAGTACTATCAGATTCTATACTAGCAAGAAGCGTATCACTAGCATCAAGAGCGTTCACAGTAAACGGAATAGCATATGTAAACACTGTACACGATTCGCAATTACAATCTACATATTTTATAATGGACTCAAACGCTAACATAATAACTAAAATCGCACCAGGATTAGCAGGAACTACTATAAATTCCACATCTCTACCCAAAGTATCTAACCTAGAAGATAACAAAGTCATCCTAACTACGCAAGTAAAAGGACGAACCGTCATTGACAATGATCAATTCTTCTCAGTCCTAGGCGTAGCTCAAAACATTATAGACTTCGATCCAGAACGTCCTTATCAAAACACAGAAATAGGAGACATTTTACACATCGCCGGCGGATTTACAATGCAATACGACGGAAGTAAAGTAGTAGAACATGGATTTCACATATTTCCAGAAGACCTTATAATAGAATCTTCTACCAACCCTAATTCACTAAACCCAGGAACTTATCAGTATTCAGCAATATACGTATGGACAGACAACCGAGGAAACCTTCACAGATCTGCACCGTCCATCGGAGAAGAAATAATCACAACAGTCGACTCAGCTTTGCAAGTTAAAATACCTACCTTAAGATTAACTCAAAAAGACGATGTAGTAGTTGAACTATACAGAACTGAAGCAAATGGAACAATATTCTACAAAGTATCGGAAACTACAATACCTACAGAAAACGATACAACAGTAGATTTCGTAACAATAGAAGATACTATCACAGATCAAGAATTAATCTCCAGAGAAATTCTATACACAACAGGAGGAGTTTTAGAAAACATCGCAGCTCCTTCTTCAAGCATAATTACATCATTCGCAGATCGTGTATTCATCGCAGGACTAGAAGACGAACACAGAATTCAATATTCCAAACAAAGATTCGAAGATCAACCAATAGAATTCTCCGATGTTCTAACAATACAACTAAACTCACGCGGCGGAGCTATAACAGCCCTGTCCTCCATGGATGAAAAACTAGTAATATTCAAAGAACAATCCATATTCTACATGTCAGGAGATGGTCCAAACAATCTAGGTCAACAAGATTCATTTATAAAGCCAGAATTAGTAAGCTCAGACATCGGCTGTATTAATATAGACTCAGTCGTCCTAACACCAGACGGTCTAATGTTCCAATCCAGCAAAGGAATATACCTTCTATCCAGAAACCTACAAGTATCTTACATAGGAGACGAAGTAGAAGGATTCAACGAACTTACAATAACTTCAGCCATAACAGTACCAGAAGAAAATCAAGTAAGATTCACTACCATAAACGGAGAAGCACTAGTATACAACTACTATTTCCGTAAATGGGCAGCCTACACCAATCACGAAGCCTTAAATGCTATAAACGTCAATTTCACCTATTTCTACCTTAGATCTGACGGAATTCTTTATCAAGAAAACGAAAATTCCTTTACAGATAACGGATCTTCTGTTAATATAGTAATAGAATCAGGTTGGATCAGCTTCGCCGGTGTACAAGCATTTCAACGTGTTTACAAGCTCTTACTACTAGGAGAATACAGATCTCCACATAAATTAAGAGTACGTATAGCATATGATTTCAACGAAGCATTTACACAGGAAGTTATAATAGACACGCAAGATTTCACAGATGACACACGTTACGGACAAAATTCTCCATACGGCAACCCAGAAACAACTACCTACGGAGGAGACGGAAACGTACATCAAATGCGTATCGACCTAGCTCGTCAAAAATGTCAATCAATTAAAATAAGAATTGAAGAAATCCAATCAGACCTAGAAAACCTAGGAGAAGGACTTTCAATATCAAACATCATGTTCGAAGTAGGAACCAAACAAGGAACTAACAAAATATCAACAGACAGGCAATATGGAACCAAATAAACCAACAGATCTAGATTCAATGTACGCCGCCTACCGGCTGGAGTTCGAGAATGTTCACACCGTATCTATCTATAACATAGGTTTTGCAAACTACAAATTTGCAGACGACGGTATATACGTTCAAGAAGTATTCGTACACAACAACATGAGAGGTTTCAAATACGCAGCTCGTCTAACAGACATGTGTATAGAACACGCTGAAGAAAAATCAAAAGAAAAAGTAAATAAACTATATACAACCGTAGCAACTGGTGGAAACGAAACAATAAACTCATCAATGAAAGCAATACTAAACTACGGATTTAAACTACTAAAATCAGACTCAGAATTAATATATTTTTATAAGGAGATATCAAATGAGTAAATCGGTTAAAAGCCTTTTTGGAACAGATAAATTCAAAGCCACATCCAGAAAAATAGACGAAGACGCTTTTAAAATAGGAAAATCTAAAGAAGCATCAGACAGATCAGACGCACTCGGAGCAAAAGCTGAACAACGATCAGATAAAGCAACTCAAGACAGATCAGGACTTATAAACCAACTTCAAGGTCAGGCAGACGGAACAGCACCTTCCCTAGCAGAAGCTCAACTTAGATCTGCAACAGATAGAAACCTAGCTCAACAACTTGCAGTAGCTCAATC